GGAGTATCAGCTAAGAAACAGCCATTACCAGCAGCGTTGGATCCATGCACATCAGCGTCATATCCACCGTTGCCACTATATTCTGCAGAAACACCAACACCAACGGTTCCACCATAGTCGCCGCCATATCCACTGTAGCCACCGCCTCCACCGTATGATGGATTAGAATATCCACCACCAGAGCTTGATGATGTGCTTCCAGTATTACCAGAGCTTGATGAAGTTGAAATGGACCCCCCATTATTACCACCATTATCATTGCTATAATATACAGATGTTGTATATGTATAAGTGTAGCTTTCAGTATACTCATTATACAATTGTGCTTCACCAATTGCGTTATATTGGCCTTCAGCAAAAGATAATGATTTTTCTTTGTTCAATATACTAATATCAATGGCTGTAAAAATTCTTTTACCAGTACTAAAACTTGTTGTATTGTTACTTTGCAAATAAAACACACCTTCAAGAGTACCATCAGAATTACTATTAATTGAACCGCTACCACCATTTGTAGGTCCACCTAGTACACCAGGAAATTCAGATGCATTAATGTATTCATCACCTGGTTCTTTTAGTGTAGAGTCTCTTCCCAAATCCGCATAGTCATTATAACTGTATGATGTATTAATCCACTTAGTTACATCAGTTCCATCAAAAAAGATCCAATGCGGTACATTAGGTCTTAGGTTTGTAAATTTAAAAAATATAAAATTTGGCCTACAGACAGGCAACATTTCATATCCCAAATCTTTTGAGACTGTTCTTGTTCCAGTTGCTGTATGTGTTTTTGTTATATATGGCATTTTATATTCCTATGCTGTACCGTTACTACCCTGTGAGCTTACCGAAGTTGACCCAGTTGGTAGATAAGAAGTTGAAGATGCAACCTGATAGCTAGCGTCAACCTTTTTACGAACTTGCCATGTATCAACGTTAGGAGTCATCGTAACAGATCCAATTGATTTTGAAATTTCGAATTGGTTTACGTTGATTGCTCTTGAAGCTACACTTTGATCAATCATTACTTCCTCTGTGTATTTAGGCCAAATTGTAGAACCTTTTAAAATAGTAGATGTTGATTGATCAGAATCATATGTTAATCCAGTTTGACGCTGATAATTTAATGTTGTCATTAGATTTTGGTATGGATTCAAAGTTGCTCTATAATCAGGATCTAAAACATCTGATTGTAGATTTCCAGCAAAACCATCAGCTGTAATACCAAGCTTAACTCGATCTGGCAACGTAGAGTTATTGGGATCAGGGACAGTGATTTTATTTGTTTCCAATTCAGCCAATGTTAAAGAAGTAACATTTTCTAGATTGTTTAGTCTGTCATCCAATCTTTCAATATCCTTCATAGTATATCCACTATTAAAGGCTTTTTCATAGAACACGTCTCTTGAGTTCATAGTATATGGTTGCAAAGAAATCCTATGCAAATGTAAATCAGCAGGTGAAACACTTGGATCTTGTGGGTTATGTCTAGTCGCACCTTTATTTACAACGTAATTCCCATCAGGTGACATACTGATAATATCAATGCGGGGTTCCCAATGCTTTGCTGTTCCAATTGTAATAAGTCCAGTATTTTTTGGCAGTACTGTTCTAATTGCACCGGTTCCAGTAAAGCCTGAGCCAGTGTTGTTTTTCACTGGTCTCATGTCAATAACATCTGACAATCTGACTCTTTGGCCATCAGCTTTTGTATAGAATGGAATGTTTTTAAACTCAATGTCTGGGTAAGAAATTCTACCACCAAAGAAATCACCAGCACTATGTGAGAAATAATCAAAGTTTACAGTAATGGTTCCACTTGGTGCTGCAGCTCCACTTTTTAGTTTACCGCCACCAACAGTGTAGAAGTTATCTCTTTGTCCATTGTCAAAAATAAATTTATATGTAATGTCTTGGCCAGTTGCATCATCAGTTACACTATTAAATTTATAGATGTCTGCTTTATCTAGTTTAAATCTACGGTTAACAAGTGAAATACTTCCACTTGATTGGCTTGTCTGCAAAGATTTAGTTTTTAGTGTTGCTGAAATAGTTTCATACGCCAGCATGCTTACAGCAGTTGAATTTGGAAGACCTGTTACTGTAGCTGAAGTTGTTGGTGTCCCAGAAACAGTGGGAGGTGAATACAAAACACCAGTGCTATTGACTTGTACAATCCAATCTTCTTGGTTAGTAAATACATTACTGGATCCAGTTGTAAATGTAGCGACACCACTTCCATCAGTTGTATCCGTATAAATTTTACGTACTGCAACAGTTACATTCTGTAATTCTTGAGTCCTACTATCTGGCAAAACAAATAGCAAATCATTTGCATACTTATCTTGTATATCAACTCTGCCTTTAATTTCAACAGTGTTAGCAAAGTTTGTTGCGTCTGTACCAATACTTTGAACTTGAGAAATGCTGTATGGTGTGCCACCGCTGGAATCCATTTTTACATCAAAAACGTGGAATCTAAATTTATCACCAAACTCATCTACATTCCGCAAACGTGCAGTACCAATAGTAGTACCACCGTGATCTGTAGCATCTTTTAGATTAATAGTTTCAAGGTTAGTAACTTTAGTAATTAGACCAAATGAACTATCAGCTAGAATATAGTTACCATATTCTGCAGTAGAAAATGTTGGCGAAACACTTAATAGATCAGTAGAAGTCGATCTTGATTTTTCAACCCTTATTGTCTGTGATTTATTTTTTTCAATCCTACGGCCACCAACATATGCAACCCCGCCATCTACTTTATATTGTAAATAGTCATCATCACTATCATCATGGATTTCTAAATTAAATTGGCCAAACTGAGAGTTTCTTAAAACAAAATCACCATTAATATTTGATGTTCTATTATGTACTAATGTACCCAATTCATTTAAAAGATTATCTCTTGATTGTACTGCAGTCGAAACTCCATTTTTAATTTCAATCAAAGGATAAAACGTTTCACCAGAAGTAACGTCTGATTCTTTAACCAAAGTTAATAGAATCTTATATCTATCAGCACCTGGAGATGTAAGGTTAGGTGTAGAACCAGAATTATCATAAAGAGCAATATCATCTGTTGCTGAAATAATTTGTTCAGTTAACTTAAATCCAACCACTGCGGTTGGTGATTTATTATATTTTGAAACAACTAAACTCTGCGACTCACATACAACTAAATGACCAGCAACAAATGTGGTAAACGTTGGGACTTCTACATATGAACCTTTACCAAACGCTGGGTTTGTGGAAGTGTTAGTTGTTTGTACACTAATGGTTCCACTAATCGCGCCAGTGTCATACGTTAGCAATTCACCGGGAGCAAAAATCTTAGGGCTGGTTGTATTTGTAGCAGAAAGGTTATTGGATGTTTTATAGATTACATAAAGAGTGGCTGCATCAGCTCCATCTGCTGGCAATACATCTTTTACTGTAGCTTTAACTCCAGCCGCATTTGTAATATCTGTGCCTTTAAGAGTTGCGTAACCTACAGGTAAGCTTGCAACTTTTACGTAGTCAATACCATAAAAACCAGAGTTTAATGCACCATATGAGGTATTAAAAATACCACCTTCTTTGAAAAGGTATCCTGCAATACGAGCCATTTCCTCTTGGATAATGGTTTGCATTTGCGTAAGTTCACGCGCCTGCAGGTGTCTGCCGTTATTAAACAGAATGCGGTGATAATGATCGCTATCACGATAATCATCATTATATTGACTTAAGAATGTAGTCTGCGTAACGTTTGTAGCCATGTCTTACCTTTAGAGTTTAATAACAACTTTAATATCTTCAGTTTGGTCAGGATCTCTTGTAACTTCAGTAAAGTTATTTATGAAGAGTAGATCGCCAGAATATACATCAAAATCTGGTGCAACAAGTGCTGAATCTAATGTCAATGTTGAAGCTGAATAACCTTCAACCGTAATGTTTTCACCATCTTGGAAAGATTTAAACCCAGTATTTTCATCTTGGTGATACCACAAAGTAGATGAATCATCGTAATAGTCCAGCCAAGCTTGAGCAGATGAAGTACCACCTGTGATTTTTGTATCTTGGTCAAATGAAATTGCATAACCATTATTAGGATTACCATCACCAGCAGGAGTAGTTAAAGTCATTCTATTTAAACCTAGACCCTGTGTACCTGTAAACAACACACCATCAGCACTATCTAATGGATTGCGTAAAATACCAATTTGTCTATACCCTTGGTCAAGTACCCATTTATTTTCAACTGAACCTTCAGGTTTGATATTGAACATAAATGATAATGCTCTTAAATCATCTCTTACATCAGCACCTAGACCATTTTTTGGTCCAAAAATAGGGACTGCTTTTGCTTCAGTACCACCAGCAGAAAGAGTAGAAGAAGAAATTGTTACGTCTGCATAATCATAGTTTTTACCATGACCATATCCACCTGGTGCAGTACCATCGTTTCTGCCTAATAAGTAAGAGTTAGAAGCGTACGGTGTATCAGATGCTTTATTACCTGAGCCATCAGAATCATCTACTTCAATCGCAGCAATGGAGCCTGTAGAAGATAGAATTGCTCTAGCTGTGGCACCTGTACCATTACCAGCAATAGTAATTGCAGGAGGTGAAGTGTACGGCCCACCTGGTTCAGTAACTCGGTAACCAATAACTTCTCCAGCCTGCGCTGCTTTAGCAACTTCCCATTGAGAAGCTTGTGTCGGATCAGCAACAGCTGTGTCAGAATCAACATATTTTAGTGGCATAAATGCTGTGGTCAAAAACTTATTAGCATCTGCTGTTGAAATCGTATACAGATATTTCCAGACATAACCATCAGTTTCAATTGGTAATGCTGTTGTAGTATGATCAGGTTTTTGTGTTGAAACCTGTGTAACACCAGTGTCGTTTTTACCAGTACGTAAACATAGATAAACGTTGTTATCAGCAGTTCTTACATAATAGGATTGAGCAGGATGGCCTACAACATTATCATTAAATGCTTGGTACTGAGTGTTTGCTGTCCAGTCATACAATGGTACAACATAAGAATAACCTTCAGCAGCTTTTATTGATTGCATGTTATATCTGAAAAGTCTTTCTTCTCTTTCAGTAGAAGCTGGATCAGGAACAAGATCTGTATTATCTTCAGCCTGCCATTGTTGTGAACGACCAATCGCAATATAGTAATTGTTATCTGAGTCGCCGATTAAAACACCTTCGTTCTCATCAAAGATCGTTCTTAATAGTTGTGTTTTTAATGATTGAGTAATGATCGCTGTCATAGTTTCTTCCTATTAAGATATTGCGTAGCCGTAGCCGCCAATTGCATTCCATTCTGTTGTTGAGTTGTTCCAAATTAACATGACTGTATCATTTGGATCCAAGGCAATTGTTGTACCTTGAGCAAAATTAGATCCGGCATCGAATGTTACAGTAACTGTTGATGCAGTTCCGTCATGTGAAATAACTTTTAGTTCGCCGTCAACTGTTCCATTACTAACATTAATGCTAATGTTTGTGGAAGCAGTACAACTAATATATGTATTCTGGTTGTCAACGTTACCAGCAGCTGATATAGTTGCTTTACCATATGATACTTTCTTCGTGTTAACTGTGCCAGTACCAGCACCAAACAACGAAAGGTTAATATTCGTGTCAGCACCTTCAACAGAAATAGATGGAGAAGTTCCCGCTGGAGCATTGGAAATGTCTAAATGGTTTACTGCAGACACTGTCTTTGTAAAATGGATAATATCTGCACCATCAGAATCTTTAATATGACCGTGATAGATAGCGTTTTCAATTGTAGGTCCAACAAGAGTTTTGTTTGTCAAAGTTTGAGTGTCTGTTGTACCAACTACAATCCCTGCAGGGATAGCTTTCTGTGCAGCAGAACCATCAATATTACCAGAAGCATTTGATAAAATAAAACTGCTAGCAACAATACCAGAAATAGTATTATCATCTACACTAATAGTTTTATTTGTCATAGTTTGTGTTGCGGATGAAACTAAAACTATTCCGGCTGAATCAGGGAAATCAATGCTTATTGTAGAATCTACATTTTCAGTATAACCAATCTTTACTTTATTACCATAGTCAGTCCCAACGAAATCAAGACCGCTATCAGTAAGACGTGTAAAACCAGTTACATCATCACCAAGGATGCTGTATAACTCAGTAAAGTTAGCATTAATTTTAGCACCGGCCTGGCGGAGTGTATCACCTGTTCCGTCATTTGCTGCGCTGCCAGTATTAATCGTTTGTTTAGCCATATTTTAGCCCGCTTAATTTAATTTTAAGTATTTATACCATTAGACAGAGTCATATTGAGTATCAAAGGTATGATTATCCATTCTAATCGTAACAATATTGTCTGCAGAATCACCGCTGTTAGAGAATACAACCGTATCACTATCATCAAGTGTAAGTGAGTTCGGTGTCATCATTACATTGTAAGCCGCATCTACATCAGAAAGTGTAGTTGAAGAATCAATTTGTGCGTATATTGTTTCAACAGATGATCTAAACGCTGAATCACCAGAGCTTGGATGGATCATCGTGACGCTTGTAAATGCTTCAATTGGTAGAGTAGCATCAGCAGCAACCGCAACAAATTCTGGTATTTCTTCGCCTTCATCTTCTTGAATTGTTGAAAGCAAATTAGTATTTTCAACTTCAATTAAGAGTTCAGCACCGATATATACACCGGCTGGGTGTACAAATAGTTTATAGATTTCTAACCAGTCTTTAACAGAAATACCAACACGAACAAGTACAGACATAACTTGGTATAATTTATCATCTGTAATATACTTGTTGTCTTCCGGACCAAGTTTAGAAGCTTCAGCTTTAATTTGAGCTCCACCAGTATTTGAACTATCAAGAGTATAATCAATTGATGGACCAACTCTAAAAATATTTTCCTTTGGATACCTTACTTCAGGGTCTAGTCCATAGAAAGCTCTAAAGAATTGTTCAATCGAATACTTTGTACCTTTTGAACGGTAAAGAGTATTTGAAAACTTAATGGCTTCTCTTTTATTTTGGAAACCACCAAAGTAGGCTTGACCAAGAAGCAATTCATCTTCAAGATATTGTAGCAAATCACTTGGAACCTGAGTTGCGTCTCTAGATGAATACAACCTTTGGATTTTACCAGATGGATTAGTATCAGAATCCATCCAATCATAATACGCCTCAAACAACTTTAACAGATTTGGGTATTCTGCAGGATAAAAATCAGGTAACACGGAATTCACTTCTGATCTTTGGAAGTTCAGAAGTGTCCGGTTATTATCTAATTTTGTTTTATCTTTTAAGTTCTTCATCAGTTTGTTGCGCTTACTGTTACTGCAGTTACGGTTGTTCTATCTGGATCGTATACAAGCAAATCATTACGAGTTGGTGTAATCGCTGATTGGTTTGCTGGAAGTACTGATAGTTTAATTTGTGTTTCACCAGCTGCAATACTTGAAGGGTTAAAGTAATTAATTGTCACTACACCTGTACTTGCAGCATAAGATCCAATGTTATCAAGTACGACTTCATCACCGGCAGAGGTTACGATTTGAATAACGTTGGATGATAGTTTATTCCTCAATATACAATTTTTACCATCATATGTAAATTGGCTACTGTTAATAGTATACGTATCATCATCAGGGATCGCTATTGCAGCAGGAAATCTTAATGCCTGTGAATTTGTAACACTTGTTTCAGATAGTCTTGTTCGAGTTGCAGTAAAGTTTTGGTCAGTTAAACTATTATTAACCATATAGTTTGCAGCAGCATCAAATTTTTGAGAAGTAACTAATTCTACAATATGGTTTACTTGATCGTCGGTTAATTGTACAATAGACAAATCATTAATCACCTTAATTAGGTTAGGTGAAGAAGGAGTAAATCTACGTTGCATCTTTACAACAGCTCTTGATGATAGGATAGCAGAGTTTAATTCATCAATTTCTGCTAGCATATTTGAGCGTCTAAAGGACTGGTTAAAATTACCAGTGTTAATATCAAAATATGAAGAAATTTGATCTCTTACTTGAGTGTTAATAGCGTTGCGTGTCAAGTCTGTTAGCTTAGGGTTAAACTGATAAAATACTTCCATTTCTACATAAGTAGTAACTGGATCAGTAAATCTTAAATTAAATGACACAATTGACAACTGCTTGGCCAATTCAATAATTGCAGATTTTGTAGAATCTTTCGTAAGATCAGTTACATCATCTTCAAACAAAATTGAAGTAAACACTGCACCAAACTCTGGACTTAAATCATCTTCACCACCCCAAGAAATAATATCTTTAATAAGGGTTGAATAGTTACGTAGGATCAAAGATGAATAATCAGCAGCTGTAACCATTCTGTTTTGTGCTGCATACTGGAATGGAGCATTTTTACGGATAGACTCGATTGATTCTTTTGTATCACCACCAAGTGAATTTACATATGTAGTTACACTTAGCGTTTCAGTAACACCACCAGAACTTAATTGTGCTGAAGGTGAGAAAGTAACGGCTCCATTTGCGCCTTCACCAGATGCAGACAAATAAGTAACTTCAATTCTATTACCGGCAGATGGAGCAACACCAAATGTTTCACCGTCACCAAACGATAGTTCATAATATTCGTTTGGAGTCTCTTTTAAAATGTAAATAGTTGATTGAGCACTAATTGTTGTAGCGTTTACAATGTTTTGGTAAGATGTTGCGGTTGTACTTGTAGCGCTGGAGAAAACATTTACCTTTGCAGTGTCTGCATCGAGGTTTGTGTCAGGAATAACATAAACAGGATTGTCTTCATACTCACCAACTAGAAAAGTCTTAGTTCTTAAAGTACCTTCATAAATAGGAATTTGATTTGAACCGTCTACAGTTTTAAACTCATAAAATCCATTACCATCATCTGTAGCATAATATGTTTCAATTGTTTGGAATGTATATGTAACATCATCAACTGAAGTCGTAAATTTAGTGTATGCTGGAAGAGCAATAGTGGTATCACGGTTAACAGTTGAAGTATTAAAGAAAACTCTAATTTTTGCCTGAGAAGATGTTTTGGTGTCTGGAATATATCCAACACTTTCAGCCAAAGAGATAACTGAACTTCTTAATTGAGCTGTTGACAAATAAGATTCATTCAAAGCAAAGTTTGCAATTAGAGCATTTAAGTGAGTATTATATGCTAACACATCAAGAATATTCGAAAGACCAGAAGCTTCGAAGTTATAGTCTGCAAACTCATCTTTATTTTCTAGGTAAGTCTTTAGATTATTTTTAATATTGTTAAAATCTAAAGCAGATGATTGAATTGTTGTTGCCATGTTATCTCAACCTTGATAGTACTGTAGAAAATGTAACGATTTCGCCTGTGTTGACTACTTGAAATTCAACAGTAACGTCAATGTAATTATTGTCTGGGCGAGCGTTTACAATTATATCTATGATTTCGGCTCTTGGTTCGTATGTTTCTAAAGCGTATTTAATATTATCATATACATCATCTTCAATATCATCATACGCTAACTCAAATAAAAGACCACGGACGTTCCCGCCATAAAACGGTTCAAATGGTTTTTCAAAATGATTCGTTTGTATCAAATTTTTGACAGCCTGT